TTTTATTCTGTCATGTATAGCCCATCATCTGTAAAAATAACATTACTCAATTCAAGGCACAAAAGACTTCATCATCAGGTAGCATGGAATAATGCTGTTCCACTGGTCGTTAATGAGCAGTATAAAAAACAATGAATCCCACTAACCTCTCAAGTCAAGATCAATTAACAAAATAACATGAGCAAAAAAATAGTATTAACAGAAAGCCAAAAGATAGAGCTTGAGCCATTATCTGCCGTTCTCAGCATAAAACAAATTGCTGACTATTTCGGGTTTTCGCATGATACTTTTTCTAGGATGTGTGAACGTGATGAAGAAATACTGCGTATCTATAAAAAAGGAAAGTCAAAGGCAATAGGGGTTGTAGCAAAAGGGCTACTAACAAAAGCGCGCAAAGGCGACACAGCAAGCGCAATATTCTATCTAAAAACACAAGCAGGCTGGAAAGAAAAAACAGAGATAGATCACAGCATCAATGGAGGCACTGCCAAACACGAGTTAATTATTAATGTAAATGGAACTTGATTTACATAGCGTCCAAGGAACGGCACTTACAACAAAAGCCACTGAAATTTTATATGGGGGTGCAAGTGGCGGCGGTAAAAGTCATTTATTGAGAGTGGCTGCAATCTCGTATTGTTACGCAATCCCAAATCTACAGGTTTATTTATTTAGACGATTATCAGATGATTTGTCAAAAAATCATATGGAGGGTGTCAGCGGCTTCCCGATGCTCCTGGCAGACTGGGTAATAAGCGGTCATGTTAAAATAAAATATTCACCTACAGCCATAACTTTCTGGAATGGTTCAAAAATATTCCTTAATCATTGCCAATATGAAAAAGACGTATTCAAATATCAAGGGGCAGAAATTCAGCTGTTATTGATAGATGAATTAACGCATTTTTCAGAAACTATTTATCGGTTTTTAAGAGGTCGTTGTCGGCTTGGTGGGATTGATATTCCTGAGCAATTTAAAGGGATGTTTCCAAGAATAATATGTGGTTCTAATCCCGGTGGGATTGGACACAATTTTGTTAAAAGTACATTTATTGATAATAGACAGCCTTTGATTATTGAGTCAATGTGCAAAAAAGATGGCGGCATGTTGCGGCAATTTATACCCGCAAAATTAGCCGATAATCCCACGATGGCTATAAATGACCCAGACTATATAGACAAGCTTGAGGGCTTAGGTGATCCCGCACTAGTAAAAGCCATGAAGGACGGTGATTGGAATATTGTTAGTGGCGGTGCATTTGATGATGTATGGAAGCCAGACACTCATGTTATAGATAGGTTTGAAATTCCTAGACAGTGGTATTTTGACAGGTCATTCGATTGGGGCAGCTCAAAGCCTTTTTCTGTTTTATGGTTTGCTGAGTCTGATGGAGAGAATATGCCAGAAGGGATGTACTTCCCAAAAGGTACTGTTTTTGTTATTGAGGAATGGTACGGATGTGAGGACGGGGAAAGTGACAAGGGGCTATATTTGAGCAGCCCTGAAATAGCGGAAGGGGTAAAAAGTCGAGAGGATGATAGTGAATATATATTCGATACCGGCCCCGCTGATTCGGCTATATTTGCAATAACAGATGGAAATAGCATTGCTGATAGAATGGAGGATGAAGGCTTATATTGGGACCCATGCTCAAAAGGCCCAGGCTCAAGAGTAACAGGATTAGAAACAGTAAGGGGTTATCTTAAAAACTCTGTTAATGACCCGCTTGAAAAAGAGGGGCTTTATATATTCAGCAATTGCCAATACTTAATTAAAAACATTCCTGTCCTGCCCAGGGACAAAAAGAAATATGATGATATAGACACCAATGCAGAAGATCATGATTATGATGCACTCAGGTACAGACTAACAACTGAAAGAAGAAAAGGATTGTCGACTAAAGGCCATTATAGATAGTTCTACTCAACAATCGGTAGCCAGGAATGCCGACAATTATATCCGCCCCTGTTGATAATAGTCGGGCCTGGCTTTTTACCGGCCCAGCTATCATCATCAAATTGTTTTATTTCAGCTAATGTATAAGCCTCATTCACATGTTTAGCGCACCATTGACGACTATCTTTTATTAGCGTTCCAAAATACTCAAACTTGTCTATACCTGCCTGTTTTGCAGTCATTATACTAGCACTGGCATAGTATTCCATCAGTGAATCTTGTGTTATTGTTTCCGCATGTGATGACATAGGCCGCCCACCAGCATCTTTAATGCCGGTTAATATATTCCTGATTGACATGATTAGATCATTTTTGTCACTTCCATTTATTACATGATCGATAACAGTTTCATTGAGTCTGTCTTGCGTTTGACTACTGAGCGACTCGTGAAAATTTCTATCATTTATAATCAGTGCTCTGAGTGTTGTTGATGTAGTTCCCGCGTAAGTTGTTTTCAGTCCTTTTTGAACAAGTGAATCTATATCTTTAAAGTCTAGCGTTGTTTCAACTTCAGTTAAATATATTTCATTAAATGCTTTTTGAGTTTCACGTAAAAACGCCCTCGACTGAGGCAATGATACTGAAGGCGCGGCAATTGTTCCGTTTGGTTTTGTATCTATACCAGCAGCCAGCAGTATAATGCTATTCTCGAGTTTTAGAATAGCGTTACTTATTGCTTTCTCATTCCTATCAATTTTTTTATTTAATAGCGACTGAGCCTCTTTTTTATTCATCTTCTAATTCATCGCTTGCATTATCCATATCATTTAAATTAATTTCAACAGAGTTGGCGTTAATTTCATCATCTATAGTTTTTGATGTTTCTCTGGACAAGTCAGGCAATGTTCTTCCCACTGTAGTTTTTTGAACTTCCTGATTAAATGTTTCAGATTTGACCATTTGCATAGCAGCAGTGAAATTGTCTAAATCATCAGAAAGGCTTTGTATGTCATAATTTTTAGTTCTGGATATTGATATACTTTCAAATGCCTGTTGATTATCTTGCCACATTAACCATATATCTATTATATTCAGTTCTGCTTGTTCGAGCACTGATGCTGATTTAGCAAGCGACGAATTAAATGATTGAAACGCCCTTTTCTTCGCTTCACCTGATTCAACACCAGCGCCGTTATCATTCATAAAAGAGGCTGATATTGATTTATACGCCTCCAATATAATAATTTCGTTCCATTCTATAATTGCGGTTATAGGCGCTGAAACTTCAGTAGATAACCACGATGCCTTGCTTTCTGGAAATTTACGGTCATATTCAAGTACTGCTCTTGGCTCGACTTTTATGTTTCTACTGTCATTTTGTCCCTTGTCTGGAACTTGAAGCATTGGGAAGCCGTTATATGCAATTATCTCATTAGCACTATGAGCATTGTTTATTAGAGCAGAGTCATGTCTAGCAACTTCCTTTATGTCGCTATTTCCCCCCATTGTTACCGTATTAGCATCATTTTTTAAAACCACAAAAGGGATTATTCCCAGGTTATTGACACCCGAATCATGCAGTATATATTCTTTATCATCATCTGTAGCCCAAATTTCCCATTTATCAGGCCACCACAAATTAAAATTTCCAGTATCATCAAAAAGCTTCAGGTAGATTAAAACCTTTGACCCGTTTATTAATTCATATGTCCAGTCATAAATAGATAGCGGTGAAAAGCTTGTAATGTACGGATATATTTTTTCTAGTGCATCCATTTCAATAGTTCGCTGTTCGTCTATTTTTGCCTTATTTATTAATAAACCAACGTACCCATAGACCTTACTAATGAGCATTTGATTCTGCATATAATCTTCAAAATTATTCCCCTGTTTATCGCAGTTTTTTATAAACATATTAAAAAGTTTGTCGTTTTTCAATGATTCAAAATCATAATCTGTAGGCTTTGAAAATAGATACCCAATAACCAGATCAATTAGCCTTTCCGATAGATTAAAGCCAAATATCGTTTTTAATCGTGCTGCATAATCTTCGTTTGATTCGTCTGTAAGTCTTTTGACTATTCCATAATCAAGTAATGCTTTTGTGCCTTCATACGCGGCTCTATAAAATTTCCAGCTTTCACTATGTGCCAGATAATCAACATGTTTGCTTTCTAATTCTTTTCTATTCATTTTTTTTAACTCGTTTTATTTTTATAGAATTATAAACTTTCTAGGCGTTATATGTTAGTATTTGAGTTAAACCAGTGTAATGCTGGTAGGCATATCGCCTCATTCAATAAAATCAGTGTAAAATCTGACAGTCGTTTGACTGACTTCTAAAGAGAAAATTATGAAACTAAAGCTAAATGAATCTGGAAATGTAATTGTACGAAATGACAAACCCGTTTATGAAACAAATAACGGGAATGAAATAGAGTTCGATGCTGAAAGCACTACAAATACTATACAGAATTTAACTAGGGAGCGTGACGGACTAAAGGCCACTAATAAAACAATGGCACAAGGTGCGGAAAAGTTCAAAGATTTAGATTTAGAGCAAATAACCAAAGACAGAACAATTGTAAAAAATTTGGATGATAAAAAGCTGATTGATGCCGGAGAGGTTGATAAAGTTAAGGCTGAATTATCTGATGTATTCAATACTGAAAAGCGTAAACTTGAGGATATGATAGGCAGCAAAGATGCAAAAATTAACGATCTAATGATTGGTAGTCTTTTTGCTCAGTCTAATTATTTGAAAGAAAATGTTATTTTACCCAGCGATATGTGTCGTGATTCATTTGGTAAGAATTTCAAGCTTGAAGATGTAGGCGGAAAATTAACCGTAGTCGGGTATGTTGGTGAGAATAAAATATATAGTCAAAAAAACTCTGGTGAATTAGCAGGGTTTGAAGAGTCTATTGAAACAATTGTAGGCGGCTATGAAATGAAAGACAGAATTTTAAAATCATCCAATAACGGCGGTTCTGGTTCTGGCTCTGGCGGTAGTAACAATAAACAAAAAACAAACGGGAATTTAGGTGGCAATCGGCAAGAAAGAGCAGCCGCAATTGCATCAAGATTCCCTGATTTAAGTAATTAATATAAAAAAGGTGAATTAAAATGGCTTTATCGCAAATGCAAGTATTCAACGAATACGTCATGCCCGCGACTATTGAAACGTTGGCTCAGATGGTTGAAAAATTCAATCAGGCTTCTAATGGTTCAATTCGATTAACAACCGATGGTTTTACGGGTGATTTTTTGCAAGAGTCGTTTTTTGCATCCATCCACAGCGCGCAGAGACGTGTTGACCGTTATGCAGCAAATGGAGCGGCTTCAACAACCGACCTGACACAGTTAAAGCATAGCTCTGTTAAAGTCGCTGGTGGGTTCGGGCCTATTTTATTTGAACCTAGTCAGTTAACCTGGTTATCAAAGCCAACGGCTGAGGGTATCGAGGTTATTTCAAGAAATTTCGCAGAAGCCTTAATGCAAGACCAACTGAATACCGCGATTGCAGCGTTAGTTGCTGGTATTGGTAATCAAGCATCTGTTGTTAATGATGTTTCAGCTACCGCTGGTATTTCCTATACCGCCATGAATGGAGCACATGCTAAATTTGGTGATCATTCAGGAAATTTAATTGCCCAGGTTATGTCGGGTGCAAGCTACCATAAAATAATTGCATCAAATCTTACTAATACAGCACAGTTATTTCAGGCTCAAAATGTCACAGTTGTTGACGTGCTTGGTAAACCGATTATTGTAACCGATGCACCTGCATTTTACCTGGCTGGTACTCCGAATAAAGCCTATGCTTTATCGCTTGTAGAGAGTGCGGCGATTGTGCATGATGGTGGCGATTTAATTTCAAACATAGAAACAACTAACAATAAACAACGTATAGAAACAACTATGCAAGTCGATTATACATTTGGTCTAGGACTCAAAGGCTATGCGTGGGATGAAACAAATGGCGGAAAATCCCCAACTGATGCAGACCTAGCAACAGGTACTAACTGGGATCTAGTCTCCACTAGTATTAAACATACAGCCGGTACATTGACTATTGTTGACGCTGATTTATAAGTGATTTAGAGCGGCTAACGCCGCTTTTTATTTGGAATATAAAAATGAAAGAAAAAATTGCCTATACTATCCATCCTGTTTCAACTAAGTTAAAAACAGAATTGACAAAAAAAGGGTATAAAATTATTGATGCCCGGTTTGCTGGCAAAGGTGATAAAATTTTTAATGGCCCAGAAGTTAAACAAAAACCCATTGCTAAATAATGGCATATTCTACCGATGCTGATTTAATCAAAGTTCAGCAAAATATTCTTGATTTGGGTGTTTCAGACTGGAATGACCAGGCTGATGAGGCCGCTCTTATTATTGATAGGGACGTTACAATAGCCTGGTATCAGTCCGCATCTGATGCAATAGGCATTAGTGATGAATTTAACCCTGATTTAGTTATTCCTGACGACCAATTCGTAAGGCTGTCTGTTTATAAAACATTAGAACTGGCTTATTTGTTTTTAATGCAGGACGCTGAAGAAGATCCTTTTAGAATAAAAATGAAATTGTTTGCAGTAAAATATAATGCTGAATTTAACAAAATCATTGAGGATGGCATTAAGTATGACTGGAATAGCGATGGAACAGGCGACGATCTTGCAAATACTGTTGTAAATTCTCGAAGGCTGGTAAGGTGAGCGTACGTGTTGAAGGTGTCGAACAGGTTAATGAGTTAATTGAATCATTAAGCTTAATGCCGACTGATGCCGTAAATTGGATTAAGTTAGCATCAAAAGCAAAAGAAATAGTTAGCAAACGAACCGCATATGGTCGCGATGTTTCAGGGGATAAATTTTCGCCTTATTCAGCATCATATTTAGAATACAAAGAGGAGCGACTAGACAGGCCAGTGACAAGGGTTGATTTATTCGATACCGGGAATATGCTCGGGGCAATGCAAGTTGATGGAACCAAAGTCGGTTCAAGGGTATTTTTTGCCGACCCTGATGAGGGTAAGAAGGCAAAGTACCACAATGAAGGCGATGGATTACCAAAACGTGAATTTTTCGCTCTTAATGATGATGAAATTGATAGCAAAATAATGCCGATTGTTAACAAAGACATTGATAAATTTATGGATGGGCTATGATACCCGCATCTACTCAGATTTTAAACGTAATAAAAGACAGGCTAGAGAGAATTAAAACTAGCAATGGCTTTTCTGTAACCGTTAAAAATGTAGAGAGGTCGAAGCGCACAAAATTCACAGTAAGCCAAAAACCCAGTATTAATTATTACGCATTAGATGATTTGATTACTAAGAGTTTTGGAACAGATAATCATGCATTACCTGTATCAATAGAATTTATTGATACAACAATGACTGAGCCGTTTAATGATTTGGCGGCAAAACGAGCCGCTGATATTATTACAACATTAGTTCAGGATAACGCTGGTAACTCATCATTTAATTTGGGTGATTTAGTAGATACAGTGGAGATTAATTCCATTTCTCCTATTATTGATGCAAAAGATATTCCCTCGTGCGGTGTTATTGTAGATTTAACAATCAAATATAAAACAGCAGTTTTTGAACCTTTTACCATCATATAATTATGACAATAGAATCATCAGTTGTATATAGTGACAGGCCCTACGGGGCGACTCAGAAGAAAGTTACTGAGCGGCATACCGACCAGCTCGGTATACATTATGATGTTAGATTTATAACTGATAATGATTATGACGTTCAAGCATCACTAGACGCTAACGCTATAATTGTAAATCAGCAGACTATTGATACTGAAATAGCAAATGGTATTGCAGAATGCTATGTAGGCGGCGACCCTCTTCATTTTGACGTGGGTGGATGGTGGGATAAAGTAACGCCAGACTATCAAACATGGGATGAATTGATGCTTGGCGTATCTATTAATTTTCTCAGTCAGACAGACCAATTAGAGCTTGTCTGGTGGAGTCTGCCAAATAGTCGAATCTCATCTACAGATAAAGAACGTGTGTGGGATATGAGTCAAACAGAAGTATCAAGTGTCAATGCTGATATTCAAATAGCAATTGATACACAAGCCACCTTGGATTTATATGCTCCATACTTTAACGCGGATGGGA